ACTGGATGGCCGCGCGATGTCCGTCCTCTCGCTAAATCCTGACCCTCCACGTGGCTATTCTATTTAATTTAGCGAGAATTTGAGGTCCGCAAATGAGTTGAGCGCTTATTTTGAGTTCCGCTAACGGAAGGCTGCCACGTGCACATATCTATTACCGTTAAATATAATATGATAAGCGGAACTTTATTCGTACGATGACAACTGTATTGCACTGACATTGTATTATTCATATTTCTGCCGAAATATTAATCTACATGGTCAATATATTATTTTTGACTATCGTACAGGATATGCTAGGTGTACCAATTAAATGTGGACTTCATTAACAAATTAACGTTAACTACAATAAGTTGGTCTATATAAGTCGGCTGTTATTAATTTCGACTTTTGTCCACAGTTAATTTATTAATATGTATTTCTCTAAAAATAAGCGTAGTTGGGCGTCTACTAATCGACGTCTATCCTCACGATATTTTACCTCTAAAAGGTCAATTAGCTTGTTACGTAATGATGGTAAACGTCGAGTGGATATTTCTAGCAAATTCCAGGAAGAAATTAAGATGTCGTCGCATCGAATACATGAAACACAATATGGGCCTGAATTTGTATTAGGTAATAATTCGGCGATATCCACATTTATTACGTATCCTTGTCTTGGCAAGACAGAGCCCAGTCGTACGAGGTCATATATCAAATTAAAACGCCTGCGTTTTAACGGCACTGTTAAAATTGAACGTGCACATACAGATGTGAATATGAATGGGATACCTCCCAAGATTGATGGAGTATTTACTATTGTCGTTGTTATCGATCGAAAACCGCACTTGACCTCTGCTGGTGGTCTCTATACATTCGACGAGCTGTTTGGTGCTAGGATTCACAGTCATGGAAATTTGGCAATAACTCCATTGTTAAAGGATCGTTTTTACATCCGTCATGTCGTCAAACGTGTGTTGTCCGTGGAGAAGGATACGACTATGATTGATCTTGATGGGACGACAACATTGTCTAATAGGCGCTATAACTGTTGGGCTAATTTTAGGGACCTTGATCATGACTCATGTAATGGTATTTATGCAAATATTTGCAAGAACGCCATATTAGTCTATTATTGTTGGATGTCTGATACAGTGTCCAAGGCATCTACATTTGTGTCATTTGACCTAGATTATGTTGGATAAATTTATATATAAATTTGCATTTTAATTTGTCATTAAGCAACATATAATAAGACATTGTTGAACAATTTGCTATTAACTATAAATTATAATTTATTTCAAAGACTTTGGTTCCGAAGGTGTACAATTGGTGTTAATACATTCTTGGACAGTTGTCCTAACAATATCATTTAACTGGGCTAACGACAATGTAATGTTAGACTGCGTCCTTTGTGCCGCAACGATTGAAGCTGATTCACCTGGGTCGAGAAATGTTGTGCCCAATCTGTTTAGGTCCCTATATGGATTGAGATCGTTGCTCTTTTCGGAGTCCATACAAGAGTTGCTAATACCAACTGTACTTCTGGAGGCCCATGATTCTCCAGCCTTAATTTCTATTGGGCCCGAAGGCCCAAAATTGTTAGTCGAAGCACATCTGACTAATTTTCTCTCCCATTTTCCGAACCCAACATGAGCAAAGTCGATATCCTTGTCTGAAAACTGCTTCGACAATATCTTCACTGTGGGTGCCCGGAAAGGGATATCTACAGAGTGTTTAGCTGTGGATAGTTTTAACTTGCCCTTGAATTTTGCGAAATGTGTTCTTTGATGTACGTTTGTATCGCTAACCCTGTAGTATAGTTTCCATGGAATGGGGTCTTTAAGCGAGAAGAAAGACGCTGAGAAATAATGTAAGTCTATGTTACATCTAAGAGGGAAAGTCCATGACGCCTGCAATGACTCGTTGTCTGTCATTCGTTTGTCATGAATTTCAACTATGACAGACCCAGTTGCATTTATAGGCACTTGCTGTCTGTATTCAATGACACAATGGTCGATTTTCATACAGCTGCGACTAAGTTTAGCACTTATTTGAGATGCCGTAGAAGGAAATTGTAGAACAATTTCAGTCAAGTCATGAGACAGCTGATATTCATCCCGGTGTGATTCAACATAATTAAAAGCATTTGGAGGAACAACTAACTGAGAATTCATTATAAAGAAAAATGGCTGCGCAGCTGAAAGCAAATGAAATCGATAAGCAAAAAATGAATAAACAACAGGATAGTTAAAGATGAAGATAGATAGTCTGCGCTGTATGTGTCTATGTTGTAAGGAAGATTAACAAGTAATTTATTATAAGATGTTATACACGCTTCTATTTATAAGCAACAACATGTAATAAGTATTTAATATGAAAATGGCATTTTGGTAAATAAGGTAGAGGACACCAGGGATTGCTCTCAACTTCTGTGCTATTTGCTGGTGTCCTGGTGTCCCATTTATACTAGAACCCTCTAGGTTAATCTCAGGGGCAAAAGCGGACATCCATATAATATT